ATAGTACCTTCACTCATTCTACTGGCAACCTTATTGGCAGCACTACCAACCTTCTTCGCTGCGTTACCAATCATCCCTTTGATACCAGACTTGATACCAGCCTTGGCATCTTTGGCCTTACGCATAGTCACTGCAGATGCATTACCTGCACTTTGCTTCAATCTGTTTGCCTTATCCGTTGCAGATTGCTTTGCACTTCTATATGCACCGTAAGATTTAACTGCACCCTTTGCAGCCTTCTCCTTTACCTTACCTATGGCACCTTTCAGTGAAGACTTCACTGCGGACATTTTCTTTGCCCTAGGGGATTCAGTATCACTACCGTAAGTTACTCTTGCTTCGATAAGAACTTCTTCAAATATTGCTTCACACTGTTCTACACTATAACCTTCTTCGAAAAGTTCTTCAAGAACTTCTTCAGCAATATCATCCAACTCGGTTTGGTTGATCAAGGAGAAGTCCATCTCACTGATTTCATCCTTATGAGAGTAAAACTCTTCTTTAGCTTCTTTGTTATGAACAGCGGAATACGCTTCCATAAAGTTACGCATTGATGAAGACATCTGATTAATCATTACTTTCTATATCTTTATTTATATTCTCTAGATATTCTCGTTCGGATGAATACACCGAAGAGGGGTCGAGATAAATCTCAACACCCTCTTGAATACTTGGTATCAACCATTCATGTACTGGTAGACATGCTTCCCAGTTGACAGGTTGAATACAATTCATAATAACTACAGACCAAAATGCTGCTGTGTAATTTAAAAGTGTAGTCACTGGTCCCACACTAATTGTTTGGCCAGGGTGTCTCTCAACTTATTAATACGCTTCTCATCAAAGTGTGCGAAGTTAGGATACTTCTCCACCTTCTTATAATAATGAAGTGCATTGAGAATGATAGTATAGTCCTCCATTGAGAGTTCAAACTTCACAGATCAACTCCTACAGAAGAACCACCAACGACTCTAGTGTATAGGTGTAGTGTGCCTTCCTGTTCACACTTTAGATGCCAACGTGTCATAGTAATTACATTCTCTCTATCAGCTCCAGTGAGCATTTTACGTCCAGCTTTGGTCATACTGGAGAACATACCGTAACGTGTTGTCCAGACATAAAATACATCATCAATTAGTTCTGCACCTTCTGGTACAAAAACTTCAACTTCAGGATTTGTGATTGTGTTCATATTCAATAACGTATTTTTTGTGTGTTGTAGTCTTATCGCTTACAATGTAATGACTAAGTTTACCATCAAGAATCTTTGTTACATTATCTAGTTGAGTTTGTACTATGACATCCTTAACTTCTGGAGTGATACTGTCTCACACTTGTGGTTTGTTGAACTCATTCATTTGAATCATACTCTCGTTTTGTCTTAAAGTAAAGTTTGTAGTAGGGTTTTTTCATTTTATCTAGGGTATTCATGTCATCCTCAAATCCCATGTATTTACAGAGTTGATATGATCCCTCTAACTCACTAATCAATCTTAGTATGTTTGCAGGATGTCTTTCAAGCCCACCAAAGTCATACTTCGAAGTCATACAAACATTCCCTGTTCATTCATATACTGAAGTGCTTCTTTCATACTACCAATGTGATGATAACCGATTGCAATCTGAGGATAGGTTGCATTTGATCCAAACTCTGCCTCAAATGCCTTATCATCAAAATCAACACCTAAAACATACTCATGAAAGTCATCACCAAGAGATTTAAGAAGAGATATCATTCTCTCACACTCTTGACTTCCGTTACTGTAAATTACTGCTTGCATTTTAATATACTTCTTCGAATGGGAATAAATTTTTTACTTCTTCTACTGGATTAGGAGATGACTTATGAAGATAATGGTATCGAATACATTGAAATTGTTTGTCTCATGATATAACGCAAATGCAATCAGTCACGTTACCTCCTCACTTTTACATTTTTTAAGCACATCTTTAATATAAAGAACAGAGTCAGTATACTCTTTCATGTTTTGTCCACCCACAGCAACAAACATCAATTCTTCGATTGCACTATCAATCAAATCATCCATATCATTCTTATTGATATGGTCAATTGAATCTAATCCTTGATTTTTAGTCACGTTGTCTCCTACCATCAATCTCTCTGGCGCCAGTCTGATGTTTTATCTTGATTGAACCAGTCCTTGATATCATCAGCACTATCAAATCCTGTCTTGTGGTTTGCTGGGTCCGGGTCTCCCAAACCTAATCTATTCAGAAAATCGTCTGTGCTACCCTCTTCAATGTTTTGGGATGCTTGGCGTCTTGCCATTTTTAACATCTCGTTAGCAGATGTATTTGCCTTAGCAAGTTTCTGTACCCAAACAATATCATCTAATTTGACTTCTTCACCATTAGCAATACACTTACAAATGAATTCTAGTTTAAGTCTGTACTGAGTAGAAAGCATATGAGTTCATTCTTTGTAATATTTATTCTGTATCTGGTGTGTCAGTCTTTTTATTAAATCCAAATGGACCCGCAGATTCTTCTTCTAGTGCTACCTTCAATGCAACACCACCGATTGCTTCCATAACCTTAAGAATGTCTTCTGTCTTAGCACCTTCACCAAGTTCTTTAGCGATGTACCAATACTTAGGCCAAAATGTTTGACCTGCCAATTCATAATCTTCGAGTGTTAGTAGTTTCATAGTTTTGATAATACTTCTTTGTAAATGTTTTCTGCGATGGCCTTCATCATTAGAGGAGGAACCATTCTACCAACTCGTTCTGATTGTTGTGAATGAGAACCAGTCAAAATAAAATCATCAGGAAGTGATTGAAGTCTCTTGAGTTCTTGAATTGTAAGAGTTCTATCCTCATTCCAATGAATCAATCCACCACTTGCAGTAAGTGTTGGTGCTGCTTTGAAAAATGATGCCCTCTTGGTATTAAAACAATGACCCTTCTCATGATAGTCCATACCAGATAGAATCTTTTTGGGATTCTTTGGCATCTTCTTGACCACACTTTGATAGACACTACTGTTCAACATGTGTTCAGTCAGTCTATTTACATCCTCAGGGTCATTCTCCACACCGTCAATAATATCAGAGATGACAGTTTCTTTGGGTGAAGTAGGAGGGAACAATGTAGATACAGTAAGAACATTTAGTCCAATCTTATCTGCAATATCATTACGAACTGCAATAAAGATTAGTCGTTCTCTACCTTGACCAACACCATGAAAAGAAGCTCTCATTACTTTTGATGTAACAAGATAACCAATCTCCTCAAATGCATTAGTAATCTTAGCATAATAAGTCTTAGCCTCACCAATTGTCAACCCCTTGACATTCTCAGCAACAATAACTTTAGGTTGAATACCTTTGGCGACACGAATGAACTCAAAGAACAGGTCTTCAATGTTCTCAACCTTTTTACCATCTGAGTAGTTCTTCGTCTTACCCCAACCATCAGAGTGTTTAGAACCTTCACCACGACACATAGACCCTGCTACAGAGAATGCTGAACAGGGTGGTGACCCATCAAGAATGTCTAGTTCACCAGGCTTGAGCCCAGTGATCTTGAGGAAGTCACCACCTACCAACTGTTTAATATCGTCAGGAACAATATGAGTTGATGGGTAGTTTGCGGCATAAGTCTTTCGTGCTTCTTCCACAAACTCATTGATACACAGGATTTTACCACCGGCAAGACGGTATCCCGTAGAGGAACCACCTCCACCAGCGAATGTAGAGATGACAGTGAACTTGGCTTGTGCCTCACCGTCGTAAACATCTTGTAATTTATATGGTAGTTTCATGCGAATGTGTTCTTATACTGTGTAGTGTAATATGTTTTTGGAGTTTCGACAACATCTTCATATAGAGACTTGATACCCATCCCATCTTGAAAAGCAATCTTCTTTCTATCGATTATATCATCAGGTAGTTGGTCTCTAAATGCTTCTTGAAGGATTGCTTTAGGTCTTGACTTACCATCCCAGACAATATCTTGACTTAAACCCAGTGCAGTCTCGACTAATTGGGTGTTTAAGAAAGGTAATCGACACTCAATACCATACTTCATAAAAATCTTATTGCATCTTGTAAAATTTTTACGATGTTGTGATCCAAATAACCCAATACGATAGTCAGTCCAACCCTTGTCTTTGATACCGTGATAACTCATACCATAGGATGCCCAGAGTTCATCACTACCCTCACCTGACATAATTACCTTGAACCCATCTTCATGGATACATTGTGCTAGTCTAACACATGGGTAACCGATTTCTACCTGAGCCTTGTATGGCATCTCAATCGTATTGATTACATCATTGATATCATCAACTGTAGGGGGTTTTACTTTGACCTCTCTTAGTTCAACTCCCAAATATTTAGCAACTTTTCTGGCAGACAATAAATCTTTAGACTTCTCATCATGAACCGCAGTATATGTTACTAGATTTGGAATATGTTTTGATGCAACCAAAGTAGTAATTGCAGAGTCAATACCACCAGAGAGAAGACATGCCACAGGAACATCAGCAACAGTTCTCTCAAGAGAACCCATTGTGATATCTCTATGAACTATTGATTTAGACTCATCAAAATTCCATGTAGATGTATCTGTAATGTGGTCTCTAATACTATACCAATACCCCTCTTCAATCTTATAATCAGAAGTAACCTTAATATAAGAACCAGGTTCTAACATTTTAATTGTTTGTCCATTCTCACCCATGGCAAGAAGACCCTTTATCTCTGAACAGAAACTGAATGATGGAAATAGACCACTCAACAATGAGTAATGAAGTGGAACTTCCCCATGTCGGTCTCTTACTATGGTGATAGAACCGTCTCCTTGAGTGAATGCAATAGCAAACATTCCTTGGACTTTCTTCAATCCATCAATACCGTACCTATCCAATATAGCACAAAGAACCTCAGTGTCACCTGAAGTTTTTGTTTCAATATTCAACGAATTTCTTAACTCAAGATAGTTCCAAATGGTACCATTGAAGATCATGGTTGTGTCACCATAAACAAATGGTTGATTTGACTCATTACTAGTATCAATAATAGACAAACGAACATGTCCAAAATAGATGTTCTCCATTTGGACAATCTGTTGGTTATCTGGTCCCCTATGAATAATAGAGTTCAAACCTTTTTCAATTTGTGGAATATCAAATCCACCAATAATTCCACACATTACTTAATTGCAATAACTCCAACGAACTGATGGTTTCTCCAGAAGATCTGACAGTCTTTGAACCCCGCAGTCATCACCATATCTCTTAGTTCAGACCATGTATTAGGTTTCAACATATCACGGAGTTGTTGTTCCTTATCCATGATCTCATCTGCAGAGAATGTCTTTCTCTTATAATCATAGTGATTGAAGGTAAGAAGTTCTTGGAAGAATGCATTCTCACACATCAACTTTTCTGCAAAGATAAATGCACCACCTTGATTAATACCATTGTAGATCTTATTGATAGTCTCCTGTCTGGTAGTCTTGGGCATAAACTGTAGAGTAAACAGTGATGTTACTAGAGAACAGTTCTTGAACTCATAGTTAGTGACATTACCACGAACCCATTCTAACAATGCACCAGGGTATTCTTTACGAACCTCTATATGACGTTCCTCAAGATCATCATAAAAACTACCAGCAAGTTCTACACCCACATAATGTGCGTACTGACGATTAGGATTGTTGCCAATAATCATCTTGGTAAGTTTACCAGTTGAACATCCAACATCAACAACTTTAGTATGATCTTCTACAAAGTACCTGGAGAACGATACAGTGTCTTCCAGAAGGTTTAAGTAACCTCTGATACTATCGTTGATATGATTATCAAATCCTTCAGGAGAATGTGCAAAAGAAAAGTCGTATGTCATATTACTTACCGTGTGTTTCGTATTCTAGTGCGTCGTCAATTTTTTTGTCAAGTGTTGCAATGACATTACGAACATCGACAATACGTGCCGGGGTACAAGTAGGGTCAAGTGTGTAACCTTTCTGTTCTACAAACAGAGCCTGACGAACGACTGCTGCTTGTTGTAAGTTTAGTTCAAGTGTAATCATACATCTCCTTCTTTACGGTTTTCGGAATACTGAACATCAAATGTTCCTTCTGGATAACGAGCACTGAGTTTCTCTACATTCATTGAAAGAATTTCATCGAAGTCAGTGTCAAGTGCCATACATGCTTGTGCCATGTACCACATAATATCCCCCATCTCACGCTTCATATGAAAGACATTCTCTTCTGTGTAGGGTTTACCTTGAAGGAACATCTTCTTCACAACTTCAGCAAACTCACCAGCCTCAGCAGTCAAACCAAATGCTGCAGTCATCAGTTGAGTAACGTTACAGTCATCTTTGACTTCAAGTTCAGTAAGTCTTTTTGAAAGGGTAGGCCAATCAAGACTTGGTTGACTTGTTGTTTGACGAACGAAGTCAACATATTTTGTGGGATCGATGGTCATAGTTTTAGTAATTTCTTGTGGTCGTAGTTTCATTAGAACTTGAACCCTTCAAATGTCTTTTTGGGTTTATCATCATAAGTATACTCCTCATCCTTCTTATTGTCAAGAAGGTCATCCTGTGCTGTCTGTTCACAATCGTATAGTCTCATCTTAGCACGATCAATACCAATCACAAATCTCTTGTAAACGTTACCATCATTGTATCTGTTCTTCAATTGTTTTACAAGTATCTGTCCCAAGGATTCGAGCTCTTCAGTACTAATAAGGGCAAACATAAGATCAGCAGTAGCAGGGAGACCAAAGGACTCAGAAGTATCAGTAAGCTCGACATCAGAGCTACCATAACCAGAACGAGTGGTCTGCGTGGCAGATACGATAGGGACGTTTGCTTCGCAAGCCAATCCTCTAAGTTCTTCAGCAATACTTTTAATAACTGTATATGAATTAACATTACTACCTCCCCTATACCTAGAGGAAGCACAAATATTGAGGTAATCAATAAAAATAATGTCAGGTCTAAATGATTTCTTAAGAGCAAGCTCATTGAGAAGTGCGGTAAAGTGTCCACTATGTGCACTCGCAGTTGGGTATTCTTTGATGATAAGTGTTCCTTGAGTCTTTTGTGCGAGGTTTGTTACCTTCTTCTCAAAAGTCTGTTTAGGAAGTTCGCCTATGTCTTGAATATTTACATTCAAAAGATTAGCATCAATCCTTTCCGCAATCTTCTCTTCAGCCATCTCCATAGTAATGTAGAGAACGTTTTTTCCTTGGAGCAACACGGAGCTGGCAACATGACACATGAATAAAGACTTGCCGACACCAGTATTATGAGAGGAAACTCCATTAGTATAATACCTATGATTTGGATGATTTACATTAATATCAACAATGGGTATTTGATTTCCTGTTTTAAAGACACTACCAAGTTTATAACCACTCTCGGTTAAAAAATGCGCTATTTTGTATTTTTTATAAAGATGTGATGCACTCATCCACCCCAAAGATGTCTGAAATAAATGATCGGCATTACATCTTATAAGTTCATCAATGCCATTGATTCTCAAAACATATTCATCATACATTCCTTTGTTAATAAAGAAATTAACTGGAACATATCCATCGGGAGAATCAACTTCTATCTCATATCCATTATCAAGTAATGTTTTGATTTCAGCAATTGTTGTTTCTTTTTCAATCCACATTTTATATAAATAATAACAGTAGCAGGGACAGGGAATGTTTAATCGTATCTATTCTAACTTATGCGAAGGCAATAAGTCAAGAAGAGAAGATTACAAAAAATATTCAGGACTACACGAACATCATATTGTTCCTAAACATATGGGGGGAACAGATGATGATTGCAACCTTACAT